CAATTTAATATGCAAACAAACACATCAGGATGGTCAATCAAATCATTAGTAACATTTATATAAAAATAACAATATGCCAAACGAATTTGTAATAGGTAGCGGTTTTATAGCAACAAACAATAGTACAGTAACTGGCTCTTTAACGGTAACTGGTGGTATTACTGGCTCATTGTTAGGTACATCTTCGTGGGCGTCAAATGCTATAACATCTAGTTATGTATTAAATGCAATAAGTGCGTCATATGTTTTGAATGCAATTAGTTCATCATATGCTCTAAATGCTACTAGTGCTTCTTATTCTTTAAATGGAACATCAGCATCGTATGCTATTAATAGCACATCAGCATCGTATTCAGTTAATAGTACAAGTGCATCATATTCTTTAAATAGCACTAGTGCTTCCTATGCCCTAACAGCATCTTTTGCAATGAATGGTGGAGGTGGTGGAGCAACTAATCAAATAACATCTGGTAGTGTTACAGCCTCTGTATCTCCTGTTAATGGGTTTACAGTAAATGCAAGCGCTATAATATCTGGATCTGCTAATATAACAGGCAGTGTAACATCATCTGCTATGATAATAACTGGTTCTGGTACACAACGGTTAACAGTAATAGGATCAGGATCGGCACAAGCAATATTTACAGTACAAGGATCACAAGGAGAATTGTTTAGTGTAACAGATAGTTTATCTGGTTCATTATTTAGTGTAAGTGATATATCAGGTTTACCAATATTAGAAGTATTTTCAGATAGTACTATATTAATGGGTAACTATATAGCTCCATCATTATATACTACAAATGAAATAATATCTTCTACATCAGGAGTAAACAGAATATATAATATACCAACTGCTTTATATGATGGTGTATTTATGGATTATACAATTAGATCAGGATCAAACGCAAGAGCAGGTACATTTACTGCTATTTGGTCTGGTTCTAGTGTAAACTTCATGGATAATTCAACAACTGATTTTGGTAGTACAACAGGATTTACATTCGGAGCTAATATATCATCAAGTTTTATGGTGGTATCTGGTTCAGGTACAACAGCTGGATGGACAATAAAAACAATAATAAAAGCAATATAATGTTATGGGATTTAATTTTGCACAAAAAATAGTAACAAGTGGTTTAGTATTATACCTAGACGCTGCTAATAATAAATCATATCCTGGTAGTGGAACTACATGGACTGATTTAAGTCAATATGGAAATAATGCTACTTTAGCTAATGGTCCTACATATAGTACTAGTAACGCTGGTATTTTATCTTTTGATGGTATAGATGATACATTTACAACAGCGGCTTTTAAAACAGTTACTACAGGAAGCAATGTGAACAATGATACCACTAATGAAATATGGTATAAATGGAATGGAGTAAATCAAGCTAAAGTTATTTCTTTGGTAGGTAACATTTCTTCTGCAGGATATTTAGGTTTAATTATAAATAATGGCTCTGGGGGTAGTGGAAATATTGTTACAGTAATATATGGAGGACAATATTATAGTGCAATTGACACCGGAACTTCATCCGCTTCATTAGTTTCTGGTATATGGACACAATTAGTAGTAACTAAAACTACAAGCATTTGTAAATTTTATCAAAATGGTGTTTTTTTAGGTAGTACAATAAGATCACAATCAAACTATACAACAACATCGCCTTATCTATCATCAACATTTGCTGGTGGATTAGGATGTTGTAAATTTTATAACAGAGCATTATCGGATACAGAAATATTACAAAACTATAATGCAACAAAAGGACGATTCGGACTATGAGTACTGTACAAAATATAAATAAAACAACAACAAATGGATTAGTACTATGTATTGATATTGGAAATGATAAATCTTACAATACCACAAATAATACATGTAGAGATATTAGTCCTTATAATAGATCGTGTACGGTAAATAATTCACCAGCATATCTTGCGGATAATGCTGGAAGTTTAGTATTTGATGGTACTAATCAAAAAAGTGTAACTTTTTCACCTACAAATCTCCCAACAGGAAATGAATCATTTTCAATTAGCGTTTGGGCAAAAGTAAATGAAATACCAACCGGAGGAGATACTAGAAGATTTATATTTGCATATGGTAATGGTGGTGCTGGTTATTCAAGAACAATGAATATTGGTATAAATGGAAGTAGTTATTATATTGGTTCTTATGGATTAGATACAACTGTAACTGGAGCTACAGTTCAAATAAAAAAATGGTTTAATATAGTATTAACAAAAGATGCTACTACATTAAGATTTTATGTAAATGGTGTACAAGTTTTTACAACAAGTTCACCAACATATGGTATTCAATTAGCTAGTGCTGTAATTGGTTATGGAATAGATAATAATGCCGCATGGAATGGAAATATAAGTATTGTAAAAGTTTATAATACGGTATTAAGTGCATCAGATATATTAAATGATTATAATATTATTTTTAAAAGATATGCTTATACAGTTCCTCCACCACCTATTATTACTACAAATTTACAATTTTATGTGGATGCTGGAAAAACAGAATCATATCCTGGATCAGGAACTACATGGTATGATATAAGTGGAAAGGGAACAAATGCTACTTTATATAATGGAATAACGTATAGTACTTTTGGAGGAGGATCATTAGTATTTGATGGAAATGATGATTATGCAGCATTTGATGGTGTTAATTTACCTTATGGAAATAGTGCAAGAACAATATCTACTTGGTTTTATTGTACTGATGCAACATATTTTAATTGGATATTTGCTTATGGAACAAACTCAGGAAATCAGCCAATTTTCTTAGGTAGTAACTGGGGTAGTTATGTTTATGGTACAGGATATGATATTTTAGCTGGTGGGTTTACAACTAATAAATGGACTAATTATGTTGGAACATATAATGGAACATCTGCTAAAATATACGTTAATGGTGCTTTATTAACAACTGCAAATAGGACTTGGAATACAGTTAAAAATGTTGCAGAAATCGGAAGAGCTTTTGGTAATGGAGATAATTTTCCTGGATATATAGCAGCAATAGCAATATATAATGCAGAACTAACGGATGCACAAATAACTAATAATTATAACGCTTTAAAAGATAGATTTTAATTATGAGTGGTAATATAAGTACAAAAAAAATAGTAACAGACGGTTTAGTATTACATTTAGATGCTGCTAATAATAAATCTTATGTTAGTGGTAGTACTACATGGAATGATTTAACTAATTTAAATAATACCTCTTCATTAACAAATAGTCCAACATTTAGTAGTGATAATGCCGGAGGCATTGTATTTGATGGAATAGACGATTATATAGCATTGCCAGCAATAGATACAAATAATAATTTTACATTATCTTTTTGGGTAATGAGAACTAATGATACATTCACAACTATAATTGCGGGAGTTAATGCGACTGGATATTTGCAAGTAAGAAGTGGAGCTCTAAGTGTATCATTAGTAAAATCATGGGTAGTAGAATTAGGAAATTTTGGCATCACCTCAGGAGTATCTAAAGATACAATAAACAATATTGTAATTACTAAAAATGGAACTACATTTAGTGCATATATTAATGGAAAATTTATAGGTAATTTAACAGTTAACCAAACGTTTACAACGTCAGCACCAACATTAGGAAGGAATTATAATTTAAATGAACCTTTTTCAGGTAGATATTATATATTTAGCTATTATAATAGAAAATTAACAGACTCTGAAATTTCTCAAAATTATAACGCATTAAGAGGTAGATTCAATCTAGGACCAACTCCGGATGTTATTATAAAGTCTGATACATTATTTAATGTAGATGCATCTAATAGTACATCATATCCAGGAAGTGGAACAACTTGGTTTGATTTGGGTGATTACAAATTTAATGGTTCATTGAAAAATGGTGTAACATATAATAGTAGTAATGGAGGAAGTTTATATTTAGACGGTGGAAGCCAGAGAATAGAATTTGATGCTGGTACACTTTATACTAATGATGCAGATTACACATTCAATGTATGGTTTAAAAATGATAATTTTTCGGAAATTAAATATGTAATGCATAGAGGAAGAAACCATACTGCAAATGGTTGGAGTTTAATGTTAACTTTAAATACTACAGGTAAAGCTGTAGCATCTGTTGTATATACATCACCGTCAGTTGTTAGTTTGAGTACATCTACGGGTCCATCAACGTTATCTTTAAATACTTGGTATCATATTACTGGAGTTTGGAAACAAGGAGTTGGTATTTATTGTTATGTTAATGGAGTATTGGAAGGTAGTGCAACAACAACTGGTACAATTTTACGCTCAAGTTCACTTTATGGTTGGGTATTGGGTTCAATAGATACATCAACTTACACTAGTGGGTATTATGGGTCGGCTAAAGTTAATTTTAGAGCATTGACCGATGCTGAAATACTAGCAGATTTTAATGCAACTAAAACAAGATTTGGATACTAAAAATAATAAAAATATGGAACAACTAAACAACTATCAAGACAGAACATTCATGATATTTAATGTATCAGAATTAAATAAAATTGATTTTACACAAGTACTAGAAACATCTGAAGAAACAGTAAGAAAATCAGTAGATGAAACAAAAACTTTTGTAAAATGGGAAGGACAAATACCAGAATGTGTAGACACATTAACAACAAAAGAAGGACCATACACATATGAAGAAATGTTAGCATTGATGGCTACACCAGAATGGAATAATCCTATCGTTATGTCATAAAAATATATTATGTCACTAATAATAAACAGTAATACAATAATTAGGGCTCAAACAGTAATAGGAAATCCACCTTCTGGTATTTGGAATGGTGTAAGCGGAGCTGTAGCTATATACGATGCCTCATCATATACTAGTGGAAATACCTGGGTAGATTCTAGTGGTAATGGTAGAAATATGGTATTGACAAATCCTGTATACACAAGTGGAGCTAATCCATATTTTACATCTAATAGCAGTACTATGTTTGCTATACCTGGTAATCCTGCACTTTATACATCTAATTTTACGTGGTGTATGAGAATAAGATTTACAGGGCCTGGTTCAGGTGATTGGAGTGGATTATGGTGGTCTGAAATATCTGTAAAGAACTTCTTAATAGCTTTTGCAGGAGGAAACTGGAATGTTACTGGAAGTTGGGTACCAAGAATAGATACTAGTGGTGGTGTTTATATCCCATGGAATGCTAATAATGGTGTTACAAACCAAGGAACATCTCCAGCATTATGTACAGCAAATTATACACAATCTGCACCAGCTGCGATGTTAACTGTTCGTAGAACTGGTAGTCTTGTTGAATGGTTTATTAATAACGAAGTTATATGGACTATAACAATATCAAGTTGGGTGACATATAACGCTAATCAAGATATTCGCATATTAAGTAGATCTCAAGGTGTCTATTATACAGCCGGTAGATTAGCAAACGTATACATGTATGGTAGATCATTAAGCAACGCTGAATTAGCCGAAGTGGAATTAAATACTAGACGAAATTTATAAAATAAAAATATGACACAAACATTGAATTTAAGTATAATAAAAAATGTTATAATATTAATAGCAATATTACTATTATTTTCATTATTAGTTACAACAAACTACACATCAGAGATTAATAATCCAATGGAAATTCCAATAGATCCTAATTGGCCTTATGATACACCTCATATTAGTAATCCAATAAATGTAGAACAATAATATTTATTACTATAAACCCACGTTTTAGGGACAGTGAACTAAAACACAATATATAATGCCAAATGAATTTATCGCCCGCAATGGACTCATTACTTTAGGTAATATTGGTATAAACACAACAACACTACAATCAGGTGGAGCATCATCTAGATGGATAACACTAAATGGAAGCGCAGGCACCTATTCAGGTGGTCATATTTACACGATAGGAGATGCTATTAAGATGTATCATTATGTTGATAATGATTCGATGTTTACCCATCAGGCAACAGCTGGAATAGGACAGAAATTTTTTGTTAGTGGTTCTGAAGCTATGCGTATAACATCAGCAGGTAACGTATCAATAGGTAACACAAATAATACATATAAGTTAGATGTAACGGGAATAATTCGTTCTTCTGCTTCAATTATTAGAGGAGGAGCAAGTTCTGTATCTTATTTAGTATTTGATGCTACTGATAGAACAAGTGGAAGAAATTATGAAATAGGTAGTGGATATTCAAATATTGGTAATGAGAAATTTTATATTTGGGATAATACGGCTAATGCAGGAAGATTAGTAATTGATTCAAGTGGTAATGTAGGTATAGGTAATACAAATCCACAAAGTTCATTACATGTAGGTTCTATCATTACTAATAATGCCACATATAATGGTCAATTAATTTTAAAATCAGGAAATTCAACAGCAGGACCTCAAGATGCGAGTGGGATTGAAATTGTACAAGCAGATGTGAATGCTGGTTATGGTATGAAATTATATACCAATAGCGCAACCGACCAATGTGGAATAGCAACAAGACATAACACTGCAACATGGACACCAAGATTATCAATTTCAACGGTAACAGGTAATGTAGGTATAGGAGTAACGCCAAGTGCATGGGATCCAACATTCAAAGCATTGCAAATAGGCAATAGAGCGTCAGTATTTTCATTTAATAATAACACAACAGATGTTGGTTCAAATGTTTATTATGCAACAGATTATAAATATTTAGAATCAGCTTACTCTACAATTTATCGACAAGCAACTACAACAGGACAGCATCAATGGTACATAGCACCATCAGGAACAGCAGGAAATCCTATTACCTTTACACAAGCAATGACCTTAGATGCAAATGGTAGATTGGGTATAGGTACTACAAGTCCGCAATATAAATTAGATGTTAATGGCGAAATATCTTCTACAAGAATGTATGCTGGACAAAAAGGACTATTAGTAAGTTTTTATGGAGCATTAAGTCAGACAATATCTGGTCAAATGACTATTTTAGGCCACAATTTAATTGCAGATTCATCAGCAGCAAATACTGTTTTAGTTTTAAATTCTTCATGGTATTCCTCTATGGTTAGAATGTATTATAATGAAGGTATAACTTTTCATACAAGTACAACCGTTTATAATGCAGGAGATGTTTATCCAATGGCATCTACCGAAAGAATGCGTATAACATCAGCAGGTAATGTAGGTATAGGTACTACAAGTCCAAGTGCGCCACTTCATGTAAATAGTTCATCTCAAAATGTTGGTATAATAATAGACGATAATTCAAATGTACGTTCTCCGACATTAGCTTTTTATATTTCAGGTACTATTAAAAATTATATTCAAACATCTAATTCAAATTCTGACTTTATTTTTGGTGTTAATAACGTAGAAAGAATGCGTATAACATCAGGTGGTAATGTAGGTATAGGTACTACAAGTCCTGAAGCTATTTTACATATAAATAAAAACAATGCAGGTGGTGAAGGAGCATTTTTATTTATAGATAATCCAGCAGCAAGTACGTTAGGTAATAAGGCAGGTATTAGATTTGCTACAAATGCAGGTGCAACATTTGCAAATTATGGTTCAGCAATTGAGGCAATAAATACTAATGCTGGGGATGGTTCAGAAGCATTAACATTTTCAACATGGAATGGTTCAGCAAGAGGAGAAAGAATGCGTATAACATCGGCAGGAGATATAATTGTCGGAAATTCGGCAGCAGCATTTGCATCAATTAATAGAAGATGTGTAGAAATTAATGGAGCAACAAGTTCAATATTGACTTTACAAGTAGCAGGAGAACATAAAGGATACGTTTATAGTGAAGCTTCCGCATTATATTTATCAAGAACACAAGCAGGCGGAAATCTATTTGTTGTTAATAATAGTAATGGTGTTATATTAGGTGAAAATGCAACATCATGGACAGCAAATTCAGATATAAGACTTAAAAATATAAATGGAAACATAGAAAATGCTGTTGATAAATTATGTACTTTAAGAACAGTAAATTTTTCATGGAAAAGTGATGCTACAAATAAAGAAAATTTAGGTCTTATAGCACAAGATGTAGAAAAAGTTTTTCCACAAGTAGTAGATAAAAATAAATTACCAAGCACACCTGAAAAACCAAACACAGATGATACAGAATATTTAGGAGTAAGATATTCTGAATTAGTACCTGTATTAATAAAAGCAATTCAAGAACTTAAACAAGAAATAGAAATACTTAAAAACAAATAAAATATGGAAATCAATTATCAGTGGGTAATCTCACAAATGGACTCAAAACCGAAAGAAGGTGAATTAACTGATGTAGTAATAACAGTACATTGGCGTAGAAATGCAACAACAACCGTTGATGATAAAACTTATTTTGCAGACGTTTATGGCGCACAAAATTTCACACAAACATCAAGTGAAAACTTTACCCCATACGACCAACTAACTTATGAACAAGTTTGCGGTTGGTTAGAAAACGCATTAGATGTACCAGCTATGGATCAAAGTTTAGTAGGTCAATTAGAGAATCAAATTAACCCACCAGTAATAGTTTTACCATTACCTTGGGAACCAACGCCAACACCTACACCAACTCCAACGCCTACACTAACTCCAACACCTACACCGGAACCAACACCAACACCTACACCGGATAATATATAATAACTAATAAATTTATAACATATGTATCAAGTACAAATGCAATTTTTACCTGATGTAGATATTTGGGTAGCACAATTAACAGAGAACGATCCAATATACGAGTATAAAACCAAATCTGCTGCCGATAAAAAAGCTGAAGAGCTACAAGCAGCTGATCCTACTGGAAGATTATATAGAGTACAATTTATTTAAAAGATTTGGTTGTTTTGTGTTTTTGTTATATATTTATATACGTTAAACAAAATATAAAAATATGTTATTCGTAATCTTACTCGTAGTAGCAGTGGTTATAGCAGCTGCAATAACACGTATGCTACAAGCAAAACAAGCAAAAAATGAAACAGTTGTTACTGTAAAAGAAGTTAAAGTTGAAGAGGTTAAAGTTGAAAAGCCAAAAGCTAAAAAACAACCAGCTAAAACAGAACCGGTAAAACCAGTTAAAACATCAGCAAAGAAAAAATAAGTTTATGAGCGAAAAAATCACAGCAGAAGAACTACAACAAGTTCACCAAATCAAAACAGAATACAATAATATTCTAATGGCATTAGGTGAATTACCAGTTCGCAAAGAAATGCTATTAGAAGCATACAAAAAAGTAGCACTTCAGGAACAAGAATTAATGGGAAGACTTAGTATAAAATACGGAGACGGTTCCATTGATTTAAAAACAGGAGAAATAACAAAAAGCGATGTTGAAAGTAGTGGAGATAGCGAAAGCGTGGATAGCAAAAGCTAATCCAACGCCTGAACAAAAAGAAATAGCTGAATATAGGGCAAGTGTTTGTGATGCTTGCCCTAGTAAAGCACATTCACCCTTATTAGATTTATATTATTGTGGAGAATGTGGATGTCCATTAGAGGGTAAAATATTTAGTCCTCGTCCTGGTCCTGAAGCATGTCCACTAAAAAAATGGCAAAAATAACGTTATGGCAAAATTACTACCCGAAGAACTACAATCTATAAAAGACCTACAGTCTCGTTACAATCAAACTATATTTGAGATAGGTGCTGCTCAAGCACAACTGATGGCGTTTCAAGAACAAATTGATAAATTGAATGAAAGTAAAAAACATTTACTATCTGATCTTAAATCAATTGAACAAAAAGAAACAGAATTAGTTAAATCTCTTGAAGAGAAATACGGCCAAGGTAATATAAATATTGAAACTGGAGAAATTACTGCTATCTAGTAATGTTTCGCGTTTTATCGTTGTTTTTAGATATTTATTGGTAGGTTAATCCTATCAAATTTTCAAAAACAATAATATAAAATGGCAGAAAAAATTATTTCACCTGGTGTATTCCAAAACGAATCTGACCAATCATTAGTACAAAGAGGTATTCAAGGTACTGCAACAGCAATTGTTGGCCCTACAGTGTTAGGTCAACCATTTGTTCCTACCTATGTTACGTCATATAGTGAATATGTGTCTAAGTTCGGGGAAACTTTTAAAAGTGGTAGCTACTACTACGAATATTTAACTTCATTAGCAGCAAAAGATTACTTCCAAAACGGAGGTCAAACATTATTAGTAACTAGAGTTATAGCTAGCGGTAGCAATATGAGTACATATGCTAGCGCATTTGTATCAGCTTCAGTAGGTGCAGCATTTGTATTAGAAACATTAGCTTGGGGTGATATTATGAATAACACTTCTAGCATGTCTAGTGGTGCTTTAGCTAGTGGTAGTGCAACAAACGTTCGTTGGGAAATTACAAACGTAAGTACAGGAAGTGGAACATTTACTTTAGCAGTTCGTGCTGGTAATGACAATGACACTCAAAAGAATTACATAGAAACATGGGCAAATTTATCATTAGACCCAGCTTTACCTAACTACATCTCTCGTGTTATTGGTGATACTAAACCAGTATACAAAGTAGATACTGATGGTACTCCTTACATTGATTATACTGGTTCTTATGCAAACGCTTCTCAATTCATCCGCGTTCAATCAGTAACAGCTCCTCAAGTAGATTCTATTGATAACAATGGTAACTACAAATCAGCTTCTTTAGCATCTGGTTTACCGCTTGTAGGTAGTGGATCATACGGTGGTTCATTTGCTGGTGGTTTATCTGATACAGCTTTAGCAAAATTAATGAATGAAAACATTACAGCGAACAATAACCAAGGATTTACTTCAGGTTCTTTCCAAATAGCTTTTGGTATATTAGGAAATAAAGATGAATATAGATTTAATGTATTATTAGCTCCTGGTGTAACTTTAAATAGCCCAACAGCAACATCAATGATTTCTACTTGTGAAGGTAGAGGTGATTCTATTGCAATAATAGATACTACATTATTTGGTTCAACTGTAAGCGGAGCTACACAAGCTGCTGCTGGTCAATCAAGTAACTATGCAGCTACTTACTGGCCTTGGATTCAATTATACAGCTCTAACTTAGGTAAAGCAGTATGGGCTCCATCTTCAACAGTAATGGGTGGAGTATATGCATTTAACGATCAGGTAGCAGCAAGTTGGTTCGCACCTGCTGGTTTAAATCGTGGTGGTGTTCCTTCAGTATTAAAAGCTGAACGTAAATTATCTCAAAGCGATCGTGATGCTTTATATAATGGAAATGTTAACCCATTAGCTACATTCCCTGGAGAAGGTGTTGTAGTATTTGGTCAGAAAACATTACAACGTAAACCAACAGCTTTAGATAGAGTAAATGTTCGTCGTTTATTAATTGCATTGAAAGACTTCATTGGTCAAGTAGGTAATAACTTAGTATTCGAACAAAACACAAATATAACTCGTAATAAGTTCTTAGCACAAGTTAATCCATACATGGACTCAGTAGTACAACGTCAAGGTTTATACGCTTACAAAGTGGTAATGGATGAAACAAACAATACTGCTGATGTAATAGATAGAAACCAATTAGTAGGTCAAATATACATTCAACCAACTAAGACTGCTGAATTTATTATTTTAAACTTCAATGTATTACCAACCGGAGCTACATTTCCTGCATAAGGGAATGTAGTTATTTATATTTATTAATAGCAATTAAAATTTAAAATAAAATGGCAGTATTAGATGCAAATGAGATTATGTTTACAGCATTTGAACCAAAGGTTCAGAACCGTTTCATAATGTATATAGATGGAATCCCAGCATATTTAATCAAGAAAGCTTCAGCTCCTGGATTTGAAGCTGGAGAAATCATATTAGATCACATTAACGTTTACCGTAAAGTAAAAGGTAAAGTTAAATGGGATGATATGACTTTAGAATTATACGATCCTGTAACACCGTCTGGTGCACAAGCAGTAATGGAGTGGGCTCGTTTAGCACACGAATCTGTAACTGGTCGTGATGGATATTCTGACTTCTATAAAAAAGATTTAACATTAAATATACTAGGTCCTGTAGGGGATGTAGTAGGTGAATGGATTATTAAAGGAGCTTACATTAGGACAGCAAAATTTGGAGATTATGATTGGAGCAGTGAGGCACCAATTAGCTTATCTGTTACAGTTACTATGGATTATTGCGTACTCAATTTTTGATGCGCTTTATGCTCAATTAAAAACAATATCGTCCAAAGCATATTTTTTAACCCTCTCGTATATTTATTGGTATACAAGAGGGTTTCTTTATGCTTAAGAAAGACAAACTAATATTAGAAAAATATAATTAATAATTACATGAAAAATAAATAGTGCAATATTTATTGACAAATGAATCGAAAAAAATCATTTATATTCTTATCTTTAGGTGTCTGCTTTCGCAGGCACTTTTTTTTTGTGTATATTTATATATATAAAAATAAAATAGTTTATGGCAGAATTAAAAATCCCAACAGAAACCGTTACATTACCTTCAAAAGGTTTACTGTATTCTAAAGAATCACCACTTTCTAAAGGTGAAATTGAAATGTGTTACATGACAGCAAAACATGAAGACATTTTAACTAATGTTAACTATATTAATCAAGGTATTGTAATTGATAAATTATTACAAGCATTGATTGTAACACCTATTAACTATGACGATTTAGTTGTAGGAGATAAAAATGCAATAATGATTGCAGCTCGTGTTTTAGGTTATGGTAAAGACTATACATTTAGTTATGTTAGTAAAGGTAAAGAACTAACAACGACTGTTGACTTATCTGCTCTTAAAGATAAAGAGATAGATGAATCTTTATTCATCGGTGGTGTAAATGAATTTACATTCACATTACCAACAACAGGTAATGTAGTTACATTTAAACTATTAACACACGGTGATGAGAAAAAAATAGAGGCTGAAATTAAGGGATTGAAAAAAGTAAATCCAAACGGCTCTACTGATGTTACTACTCGTTTAAAACACATAATAACATCTATCAATGGAGATAGGGAACCAAAAGCAATCAGAGATTTCGTTGATAATAACTTCTTAGCACCTGAAGCTAGAGCATTTAGAGAATACTATAGCAAAATATCACCAGATATCAATCTAAAGTTTATTCCTGAAGACGATAACTATGTAGGGGAGGGCATAGATATTCCTATATCTCTTAACTTTTTTTGGCCTGACGCCGGAGTATAGACTACATCTATTCAGACAAATACATGAAATAGTATTTAACAGTCAAGGAGGATACGATTGGAGTACTGTATATAATATGCCTATTTGGTTGCGACGTTTTACTTTTGAAACATTGCGTGAGCATTATGAGAAACAAAAAGAGGAAATGGACAAACAACAAAATATGTTAAAGAATACTAATAATAAAGAATTATCACGACCAAACATTGCTCCTAAGCAACCAACATACACAGCAAAGGCGCCTAAAAAATAGGCGCTTTTAATATTTATACTATATAACAATATAATATGGCTACACCACAACCACCAGATGTTAATAATTTAAGGGAGGTAAATCAAGAACTATCTATTATTGAAGATTCACTTACAAGTATAGGAGTATTATTACAATCTAAAATTGAAGAAGCTTTTGCTAATGTTCAAGATTCAACCCAAACTATAGCTGAGATATATAATAAAAATCTAAACAAGAGTATTAGAGATATGGCTAAAAACTCTGATACTATTCTTAAAAACAGCTTAGGAATAATATCAGGGCAAAACAAAACTAAAGATATTAGCAAACAGTTATTAAATCTTGAAATAAAAAAAGAAGCAACTGCCCGAAATATTGAAATGCTTAAAGCTAATGGGTTGATAGATGATGTTGAATCTCTTAAACTACAGGAAGATTTAACAGAACAATATGATGCTCAAAAGAACTTACTAACAAAACAATTAGATTTTAGTAAAGAAATTGAAGATAAAGTTGGATTAACAGGTAAACTTTTAAAAGAATCTTCTAAAATACCTATTATAGGTAAATTTATAGATGGTGAAGAAGCTTTAACTAAAATGAACATAGCAGCAGCTAAAGGTGCATCAAAACTTACTGTTTTAGCAACTGGTTTTGCTTCTGTAGGAAAAAGTTTAGCTAAAAATTTATTTGATCCTTTAACAACTATTGTTCTTTTATTTAATAGTGCTTTAAAAGCTAACAAACAGATTGTAGATTTAGGTAAAGCATTAGGTAAAGATTCATACGATTATAGACAAAATATAGCATCCGCTGCTCGTTCGTCAAGTAATTTAAATGTTACTACTGAAAATTTAGTAGGAGCATTTAATGAAATATCCCAATCCACAGGATACACATACGAATATACAGCCGATCAACTTGAAACTCAAGTTAAGTTAACTAAACAAGTAGGCTTACAAGCAGACGAAGCTGCACAAATACAAAGATATGGTGTTTTAAATAACCAAACATCAGAAAAAACATATAGTAATTTTATTAAAGGATTAGTATCAGCTAGAAATCAACTTAGAGTAGGTATTGATTTTAAAGCTACATTAGCAGAGGCAGTAAAAGTATCAGGTCAGTTAGCAGCGAATCTAGGATACAATCCTGAACGTATTGCTAAAGCTATAGTTACTGCTAAAGCATTTGGTATGACTTTAGATCAAGTAGCGAAATCAGGAGAAGCATTATTAAATTGGGAATCATCTATTGATAATGAACTTAAAGCTGAATTATTAACTGGTAAACAATTAAATTTAGAAAAAGCTCGTTATGCGGCTTTAACTGGTGATCAAGTTGCATTAGCTGAAGAATTAGCAAACCAAGTAGGAACTGCAGCCGATTTTACTAAAATGAATGTATTGCAACAGAAAGCATTAGCTGAGTCTGTTGGTATGACCGCTGATGAGCTTTCAAATACATTAAGAAAACGAGAAGAAGCTATTAAAAGTGGTAAATCATTAGCACAAATAACTGATGAAGAGGCTAAACAAGCTATTGAAAGACAAAATATACAAGATAAATTTAACGCTGCTATTTTAAAATTACAAGATTTAGTGGGTAATTTAGTAGCAGGTCCTTTTGGACAACTACTAGATATATTAGCAAAATCACTAAATATAATATCTAGTATATTAAGTAATTCTTTAGTTTTAGGAGCTGTATTGGGGGGTGTAGTAGGAGCTAATTTATTAAAGATGGTTGGTTATTTTAAGCAAATGAAAAAACTATCCATTGCAACTGCTATAACGGATATTGTTAGTGCTGCTTTTAAATCTTTAGGTCCTTTACCTGTTGTAGGTATGGCTTTAGCAGGAGCTGCTGCTGGTGCTGGTATAGCTTATTTGATGAGCCAATCATCTAAATCTGGTCCTGAATTTGCAGCAGGTGGTATTGTAACAAGTGAAATTAATAATGCTACTATTGGTGAAGCTGGTCCTGAAGCTATTATACCATTAAATTCTCCAAAAGCAGCAGGAATGTTAGGGGGAAATGTAGATCTAACACCAATGATAGCTGCTATAAATGAAGTTAGAGCATCTGTTGATAGATTATACAACAAAAATACAACAATTAATATGGACAGTAAGCAAGTAGGTTCAACACTAGTACAAAGTTCATATAAACTAGCATAACAATTAAATATTTATATTAAACAACAATACAATGGGATTATTAGACAATTTAAAAAACAGTATACTAGGTTTAGGTGGAAATAAACCAAAAACTTTTGGAGTTGACCCTGTTCCTCCAGATTCATTACATCTTAATTACTCAACTGAGGGAACACCAGTTATAACATGGAGAACGATCAGTGGTGTTGGTCCAAAACCACAACCATCTAGATTAGACATTGGTAATACTAAAAGTAAATACAAACCTAAAGGTAAATACACAGACAATCTTCCTAAATAATGGGATTAATAAACCTCAAAACCGATTTAAAATCACTTAAATACGGACATGATCGTCCTGGGGGTGGAAATAGTGGTCAACCTTACATTCAAACTGATATTAATAGACCTGGAGCTAATGTTATAGGTAACTTAGACGATGGTTTAGTTAGAGGTGGAATTTTAGGTGCTACTAAAGCATCCGTAGTCGATACTATTCGTATTGGGAAATTTCTAACTGACTTTGCTAAAGGACCACTGTTTATTGTTAAACAGGTTGGACTACAGTTATCTAATCCTAGATTAGAATCTAAAGCTGCTGTAACCGGTATTGGGTTTATAGATAGAATTGCATCAAAATTAAATGATGTAAATATAGGTCCTACCCGTATATACAATTTAGGTATTAATACTATAGCTCAAGTACCTGTTAATGCATTTGGTATACATTTTAATAGACATGGTTTATTACCTGTACAAGATGATACTAACAAATACTTAGCCATAGTTCAATCAAATAATAAAGGAAATGGAGTTAATAATAGATTAGTAAAATATGCTAATAAATTATTACCTCAAACTCAACCACAACCAACAGGAGCGCTAAAACTACTACAATCAGTATTATCGCTAATACCAGGAGCATCTAATTTTATTACTCCACAACAACAAATGATAGACCAATATGTTGGTGGACCTGGATCGGTTTATGGTATAGGTAAAACATTTATTAGACGTTATGATTACACTAATAATGGTGTAAACAAACAACAACCACAAGAGAAAGGTAAAATAAACTATGCTGGATTATTAGGGGTATCTAACAATTATTTTGACTATTCACCAGTTAATGAAAAAGTTAAAACAGACAATCCACTTACTCAACGTATACTACGTGGAGGAATAATACCAGGAGTAACAGATATTAATATTTTACCCACACAATCTTTACAACCCCAAATAGCGGAATATAATAATATAGATCTTAATAACCCTACAAGCATACCAACACAGGTAAATAACAATGCTGTGTTATATGGTAATTCTAAAACATATAGTAAATTAAGGGCACAAATAAAAAAACAATCTACTATAACAGGATCATATTCTGGATCTATATCAACTATTCAAAATACAGTAAATAGAAATACTCCTGACTACAAATATTATGGAAAAAGAAACTTAGTAGAAGGATACAGTGGTTCTAAAGTAGAATATAATAACACAAATTTATTTAGCAGAAAAGATGCAGATATATTATCAGTATCGTTTAGAGCTATTGATCCGTTCAATCCAAGTATAAACAGTGTAGATGATAAAGGTAGATTTTTATTTTCTGCTTATATGAAAGGATTTAAAGATAATTTTGAAGGAACATGGAACGACGTTAACTACGCAGGTCGTGCTGAAAGTTTCTTTGTATATAATAAATTTAAACGCACTGTAAACTTTAGTTTACAAATACCATGCTTTAATAAAGTAGAATTATTTCTTAAACATAGAGCATTAGGTCAGTTAGCATCAACAACAGCTGGTGCCTATAGTACAGGTAAAGAAAATGGAGGTTTATTAGGTGGTGTTATATTAAGAGTAAATGTAGGTAACTATCTAGTAGGAGAATACGCTATATTAAATAGTTTAATTTATGATATACCCGACGATACAGCTTGGGACATAGATGATGATGCTTTATTAGCAATGAATATAAATGCTAATTTTAGTCTTACTATAATACATAAAAAATTACCACAATATAGCCCAACCGATGGTTTCTTTGGTTACCTACCTAAACCTAAGGTTCCTAAACCTACGATAGATGGAAAAGATTCTAAAGATGCTGATTTCCTTATATCGTCTGAACGAGTAGCACAGTTTACTAAAAACGAATATAAGTAATGAACAGATATAATAACGCAACTATATTAAAAACAGAATACACTAACAGACCCTATTATAAAGGTAAAATGTACCCTAACATTCCTTTGTCAGAGTCTGATGTGTATGTTATTACTACTGTAGGAGACAGGCTTGATTCCCTAGCCTATTCTTATTATAATGACGCTACATTATGGTGGGTAATAGCTATGGCTAATAACAATGCAACTAAAGGAGCATTATACCCAATACCAGGAACACAATTAAGAATACCAACTGATATAAATGCAGTTTTAGATCAATACGAACAGTTTAACCAAGCTAGATAAAAAAGTTATGTCAATATTTAAAAGCACATTTACTAAAGAAGTAAAGGAACAATTAGCAGTAAGACAAAAAGCCATTGCTAATCGTACACCGGAATCAATACAATACATTAATTCTCGTAATTCATGGATTAGAATGACTTCTAGTGTTAATGTAAATGGTTCTGCTGACTTAGCTAAACAATACGTTTTATTAGGTGGTACTTCAGATAACGGCAAATTAAGATCTGGGGTTGGAAGTAAAAACGAAGCATACTCAACAGTATCACCTGGTGGTAATCCACATTTAAGAGGTATTAGACCAATGCCTGGTATAACATCAATAGAAGTTAAATCAAAGTCAGCATATGGTTCATTAAGAGAGGTAACAGTAAATTTTCAATGCTGGGACATAGAACAACTACAAGATTTAGAAGTTCTATATATGAGACCAGGATACACAGCATTAATAGAATGGGGGTGGTTTCCATATCTAGATAACGCTGGAAAATTAATAACTACATTTCCTGGTTTTTATGATATATTAAATAAACCACAAACAAATAGAACAGAACTATTTAAAGCATTATATCAAAAATCATTAGATAGTAGTGGAAACTACGATGCTATGTTTGGATATATTAAAAACTACCAATGGTCTGCTAGACCAGATGGAGGTTATGATTGTACAACAACATTAGTTTCTACTGGGGAGATAATTGAATCCCTAAAAATAAATTATATATTACCTGATAAAGCAGAACTAAATACAAAAACTGAATTATTAGCTAACGATTTTATAGTTTCTGAAAAGAAAAAAGATTGGCTATCCGAGTATCAAAAAAATATAGTAGCAGGAGTATGGGCTGAGGCTTTATTTAAACTCAAAGCACCAGGAGTAACTATTTCTCCTAGTTCAGTCTTTTACAATAAAACAGCAAATATACCATTATCTTATTCCTCAACTGATGGTACTAATGAAAAAAATAACATATCTAATGATGGAACTCAAGTATATGTTACTTTAGAATGTGTGATAGACGTACTTAATAAGCATGTTATTGCTAAATCAAAAACTGATGGAGAACCGTTAGTAAAATTATCAATATATTCAAAAGAATTAAACAGCAACGGAAGTAATGATTTATATTGTGTAGCACATCCTTTACAAGTATCAGTGGACCCAGGAGTATGTTTAATTAAAAGTCCATTATGGTATAATGGTGGTCAATCAACTATAATTGAACAAACAAGAGAAAATGTAAGTGCTGATCCTGAAGTACAAACGGCTAGTGGTTCTTTTGAATTAATTAAAAAGGGTTGGGAAGGTAGCTGGATTAACCCCACTGATGAAAATTCATTATTGAAAGGTATTGAAATGATAACTAGTCAAAAGGTATACAACATAGTTGAAAATTATATTAAAAAATCTAAAAGTGAAAGTGGATATGGTAGTTTAGAAGAAGTTCTTAATGGTGAATTAGGTAGTGGAGATTTAGAATTAGCAAACAAAATAAAAGATCATTTAGAAAAAAATGTACTATCAACAGCAGGAAAATTAACAGTTATTGTAACTCCTGAATTAATAACATATTCTGATAAAGCAGGAAATATAGTAGAAGTAAAATCAACTAAAAATGTTAAAAAAATAGAAATTAACCGTACATTTTCTTTAGATGAATCAGCAGGGTTTGCTCAAGTTATTATAGGTTCTAAATCTACTCAAGCTATAGCTGCTTTAGATTTTTTAAAGAATCTATCATTAGATTATTTTTATAAAAATGAATATAGTGAAATAGGAATTATAAAAAATATCTATGTAAATGTTGATTATCTTTATCAAAAAGCAATAGATGTTAATATTGAAATAGGAGATAATAAAGAAAAAAATGAAATTAGTTTATACACTTATTTGAAAACCATAATAAGAGATATTCAAATATCTATAGGTAATTTAAATTCATTTGAAATTCATGTTGACCCTAACGATAACAATGTTGCTAGAATAATAGATATAAATTATACAGAACCAGAAAAAGCTACATATAAAAACCTATTTGAATTACAAGTACACAATCTACAATCAGTAGTGAGGTCTTATAGTATGCAGTCTCAAATATTTCCTGATCAAAGTGCTACAATAGCTATTGGAGCCCAAGTAAAAGGAGGACAACTAGGGATGCAAACTAACACTATGATTGATTTTAATAGAAATCTAACCGATAGAATCATTCTTGAAAAGGTAGATGGACAACAAAGTAGTACAAGTATAAATAACAACAACCCTACTATTACTAATGGCATATCTCAAATAGTAGAGGCATTTGCTGCCTTTAATGAAAAATCTGTAGAACCTAACAATAAAATAGATTATAGCAAACTTGTAGCAAATGCTAAAAATTCTTTAAGAGATGTAATAAAATATTTCCAATCAGTAACACGATCACCAGGTAGTAATAGAAACTTAATACCAATTAAATTATCATTGGAAATGGATGGTATTAGTGGTTTAGTAATAGGACATATGTTTAAATTACCTAAAAATGTAGTACCTAAAGGATATAGAGGAGATGGGAATGTAGGTTCTCAATTAGGAAATGTTATAACTTCTATTGGTCATACTATTGGAAATGGAGATTGGGTAACTAAAATAGATACATTAAATGTAGTATTAGAAACATATGATGGAATTTTATTTGGAGGACTAAATTTAGATATAGTAAAAGAAATAATAAATATAGGAACTACAAATGATAACATAAAAACAACGGAGACAAATAGATACTCAGCTTCTTCTGTAGCTCCTATATCAAATTATTTGTTTGGTAAAGCAGTATCATTTGATGGTAATAAACCTGGTGAAGGAATAAATTCATTACCACATGAAAATTGGGGAGGTTTAAAACCAATATGGCAGAACTCTAATGGATGGGATATAGCTAATGAAGCTGGTACTCCAATATATGCTTTGTTTGATGGTATTGTATCTAAAGTTTCATTTTATGAAAATAATAATACCGTTTGGGGATATTCAATGACTATAAATGGAAAAGATAATAAAGTATTTATTACCCATATGGATAGTGTAGTGGTGAATGATGGATCAACAGTAAAAAAAGGACAATTAGTTGGTTTTGTAGGATTATGGCCTATCAGATATGCTAGATTGCATTTTTACCCTCATACACATATAGCACTTGAAAAAGGAAAATTAAGCCAGTATGTAACAAACAACCTTCAGCTAAAATGAAAATACCAGCAAACATAATAGTAGAAAACAAGTATACTCAAGGTAATGAATATATAGAAGAAAAAACTAATAAAAATTACCAAGGGTATTACTATGAACTAAATGGTTCATTATATGCTGGGAAATCATATAGCGATAATGCTTTAAAAATTATTCCTATAACTGATAGAAACAAAATGCTAACACAGGGACTGTCAGTGGCTACATTTTCTGTTGTATCTGGGGTTACATCTCAACAGTTAGCTTCACCTACAGTAACGAGTATTGCTGGACCAACAGGAGCGAGTTTTAATACTCATAATAGTTTTTTAGTTAGATATTTCTCAAGCCAAGTTAATATACAACCAAAAATAATTAAAGAAATAAGTAAAGAAACATACGATTCTTTAAAAACAAACTCACTGTATCAAACTACTTTTATTGGACCTACCCAAAGCATAGATCAAGCAGATAAACAAATGCCTGGTTTAAAATCTTTTTTGTTAGGCTAAATTTTTATTTTATCTTTAACCTTAAATAGGTTATGATATGAGTTTTTACATTATAGAGCGTTCTGATCAGCTCTCAAAACTAGGTCCCTTTAACGACTGCTTTGTTCGTTTCATTCCTAAAAGCAACAAATACCATCCCGCATTAACAACATTAAGTTTAGTCTATGTTAGACCACTTGATGGAAAAAAAGGATTTATACTATGTATAAACCATAGTGAATCGTTTAGCTTATCTAAGGATGAAGCAATACAATTTCTACTAAACAATACTAAGCGTTTATTTGTTTTAGATAAAAAACAATCACGCTATTGGTTTAATTATCCTAAAAAATTATATGATGTTAATTTTATTGAACATATCAATATAACAACAACATCATGTACTGATTATTACTATAATAAACATAGTGATCTACCTAATATCAACTGTCTGATCCCCATTAGTAAACATTATGAAGAATGTGAGAATACTTTTGATAAAGTACAACAAATACTAACAGGAAATTGGCAAACGCCTCAATTTGAATTTAACAACAACTATACATCTAATGTATTTTATCAGCTCGAATCAAACGGTTTAAAGCTAGATAAAGACAGCTTTATCACTTACTATAGAGACAAATTGCCACATCCAGAATTCAGTTTATCTCGCGGAAAAATACACACATACTATAATTTATATACAACAACATCAAGACCATCTAATGTATTCAATAGTATTAATTTTGCAGCATTAAACAAAGATAATGGTGAAAGATTATGCTATGTGCCTGAAAACGATAAATTTATAGAACTAGACTTTCAGGGGTATCATCCACGTTTAATTGGTGAATTAGTTGATTTTCATTTTCCTAAAGACAGAAACACATATGATTATTTAGGTGAAATATTAGGCGTAACGCAACAGGAGGCTAAGGAATTAACGTTTAAGCAATTATACGGTGGTGTTTGGACTGAATATCAATCAAAACCGTTTTTTGAAAAGGTAGTTGCGTATACTGATGATATGTGGGATACGTATCAATATGAAAAGAAATATACTACTAAAAGTAAAACATTTACGCCCGACGCTGATATTAATAAAAGTAAATTATTAAGTTACGTAATACAAAGCTACGAAACATCAACTAATGTTCAGTTACTAACATTAGTATTAGATTATTTAAAAGATAAAAAAACTAAAATTGTATTATATACATATGATGCATTTTTATTTGATTATAGTGAAGAAGACGGAGATATTATAAAAGATATAATAAATATATTACATTATCCCGTAACAATTAAACAAGGTAAAACGTATCACGGTTTAGAAAAAATTTAAATATTTATTATGGATAATATATTTTTTGATTTGAGCAGACTATTTTGTACATTTGCGGCATTTGACGAGTTAGAGAACGTAGTTTCTACTATTAATCGTCGTTATTCAATATTATATAATAAAATATTTATTCTTGAATCGCCACAAAGCGATGAATTAATATGTACCTATAATATTGATATGGGAAATACATCCGATGTTCCCCTACCTAACACAATATTACTTCATCGTAAGAAGGAATCTAATACGTTATATACCATCAATGCATTAAACACATTGATTAAATCACTTAATAATGGTAGATTAGATAAAAACTATATAGTTAATTGGAATGATTATAAGAATAGCATACTATTAACTAATGGTCCTGACTTGCGTAAGCTAGACACAGCTATTTATAAAATTATAGATTTATCCGCCCATTAACATGAATGTATTTAATTTTTTTAAATTCTTAGAAGATAAAGAAAACAGAAAAATACCCGGTAGGGCTAAAATACTAGATCCTAACTATGTATTTGATGTAAATGATTTTATAGATGGAGAGGGAGATATAGATTTACAAGGATACAAAAGATCTATACTACTACCTGACAATTTAACTGTAGAAGGTAGTTTGCTATTAGGTTCTACACCTATTGAATCATTACCGGATAATTTAACTGTAGCAGGTAGTCTTAGTTTAGCTTATTGCCAAAATCTACAATCACTACCTAACAATTTAAAGGTAGGAGATTTACTTGATTTACATAAGTGTGAAAATCTACAATCACTACCTGACAATTTAACTGTAGGAGGTGATCTTGATTTATCTTTTTGCATAAATCTACAATCATTACCGAACAACTTAACTGTAGGAGGTAATCTTGATTTATCTTTTTGCGAAAATTTACAATCACTACCTGACAATTTAACTGTAGGTGGTACTCTTGTTTTAGCTAGTTGTAAAAGTTTACAATCACTACCTGACAATTTAACAAGAGTAAAAGGTGATTTTGATTTACGGGAGTGTGAAAATCTACAATCACTACCTGACAACTTAACTGTAGGAGGTCATCTTGATTTATCTTTTTGCACAAATCTACAATCACTACCTGACAATTTAACTGTAGGTGGTACTCTTGTTTTAGATTATTGTAAAAGTTTACAATCACTACCTGACAATTTAACAGTACACGGTAATATTTATGTGTACCATACACCATTATCAAAAAAATACACAGAAGAAGAAATTAAACAAATGTGCCCTGATGTTATAGGAGATATAATTGGAGCTAAAAGCAATGAATCAAGAAGAAACACACGAAACCCATGACCGTACTTAATTTTTTCAAATTTTTAGAAGATAAAGAAGATAGAGCAATACCTCCTAGGGCTAGATTAGCTTTAGATCCTGACTATGTGTTTGATGTAAAGGACTTTGAAGATAAAGATGGAAATGTAAGACTAAGTGGAAATCCTAACATTATTTCTATTCCTACTAATAATCTAACTGTGAAAGGTTATCTTGAGTTAGCTGATTGCAGAAAACTACAATCATTACCTAATAATTTAATTGTAGGTGACTACCTTGATTTATCTTTTTGCATAAATTTACAATCACTACCAGATAATCTAAATGTAGGTAGGCAAATTTATTTAAAAGGTTGTAAAAGTTTACGATCATTACCTGACAATTTAACAAGAGTAAAAGGTAGTTTTGATTTACGGGAGTGTGAAAATCTACAATCACTACCTGACAACTTAACTGTAGGAGGTCATCTTGATTTATCTTTTTGTAAAAGTTTACAATCACTACCTGACAATTTAACAGTACACGATGTTTATTTAGATTATACTTCTATTGAAACACTACCTAAAGACTTAAAAATACACGGTAATATTTTTATGTACAATACCCCATTATCAAAAAAATACACAGAAGAAGAAATTAGACAAATGTGTCCTGGTATTAAAGGAGACATATATGGAGCTAAAGGAGCAAAAACTACTAACATATTTACAAATTAAAAAATAATAAATGATACAACTACTACCAATCCTACTTGAATCACTAAATGAAGCATCAATTGAACAGCTTCAACAAATTTATGTAGATAAAAACATAATATCTAGTGAAGATTTTGAAGCTATTAAAAAAGCTACTAACAATAAAGGAGCATATGCTACCTGGTTAGCTAAAAAAGTAGCAGATAAAATAATTAAAGCTGAAGACATTTACAAATATGAAGAATATTTTAAAATATTTGATAAATATAGAGCCAAATACCCATTAAAGGATATCAACCAGTACAAAACTAAAAGCGACGTCCAATCTTTTATAGAAACAACAACTGGTATAAAAGATAATCTAACTAAGGTTACAGGAGGACAGAGTACAGAACCTAGTAAAAATCTAGTTCCTATAAAAGGAGTAGAAGAATTAAAATCAGTTGGTATTTCTCTTTTAGGAATAGTTGATGGATATCAATGTTTTAAAGTTCCAAGTTCATTAGAAGGAAATGAAGCAGCATGGAAAATTTATAGAAAATGGTTAGCAAGATGTGGTGGAAGAGGAGAAGGAGAATCAATAGAAATTTGTACTATGGGTAGTTTTGGTCATTTTAATACATACATAGCAAAAGGTCCTCTCTATGTATTTTTTAATATGAATGATAATCTATCCCCATATCAATTCAGCTATGAAACCAACCAATTTATGGATAAAAATGATAAGGAATTGATATAAATTATGACCGTACTTGATTTTTTCAAATTTTTAGAAGACAAGGAAGATAGAGCAATACCTCCTAGGGCTAGATTAGCTTTAGATCCTGACTATGTGCTTGATGTAAATGATTTTATAGATGAAAATGGAGATATAGATTTAAGTGGAAATCCTAACATTATTTCTATTCCTGTTGATAGTTTAACAGTGAAAGGTAATCTTGATTTACAAAGATGTAAAAATCTACAATCATTACCTAACAATTTAAAGGTAGGAGGTTTACTTGATTTAATGTATTGTGAAAATCTACGATCACTACCGGACAACTTAAAAGTAGGTAGGCAAATTTATTTAAGAGGTTGTAAAAGTTTACAATCACTACCTGACAACTTAGATGTAGGAGGTAATCTTGATTTACCTTTTTGCATAAATCTACAATCATTACCGAACAACTTAACTGTAGAAGGTGATCTTTATTTAGATTATTGCACAAATCTACAATCACTACCTGACAATTTAACAGTACACGGTGATGTTTATATGTACCATACCCCATTATCAAAAAAATACACAGAAGAAGAAATTAAACAAATGTGCCCTGGTATTAAAGGAGACATATATGGAGGGAGCTAAAAGCAATGAATAAAGAAGAAACACACAAAACCAACATTTATTGGATCTACTTAAAGTATAAACAAAAACTATGACCGTACTTAATTTTTTTAAATTTTTAGAAGACAAGGAAGATAGAGCAATACCTCCTAAGGCTAGATTAGCTTTAGATCCTGACTATGTTTTTAATATAAATGATTTTATAGATAAAAACGGAGATATAGATTTAAGTGATAATCCCAACATTATTTCTATTCCTGTTGATAGTTTAACAGTGAAAGGTAATCTTAATTTACACAGATGTAAAAATCTACAATCATTACCTAACAATTTAAAGGTAGGAGGTAATCTTCATTTAATGTATTGTGAAAATCTACAATCACTACCTGACAACTTAAAAGTAGGTCGTCATATTATTTTAGCTCATTGTAAAAGTTTACGATCATTACCTGACAACTTGAGAGTAGTAAATGGTACCCTTGATTTAATGGGTTGTAAAAATTTACAATCACTGCCTAATAACTTAACAACAATAGGATACAACCTTCTTATATCAGGCAATTCTAATATACAATCATTACCGAACAACTTAACTGTAGAAGGTGATCTTTATTTAGCAGATTGTACAAATCTACAATCATTACCTGATAATTTAACTGTAGGAGGTGGTCTTTATATAAGAAGTACTCCTATAGCAAATAAATACACAGTCGACGAAATTCGACAAATGTATCCTGGAATTAAAGGAAAAATATCTGGATTTAAAAGAATAAAAAAATAACATGATTAAGCTACTAGACATATTAAACGAAATCACAACCCAATTCGATAATTGGCGTGTACCTCCAGTACAGCAGCTTAAACAAGAATATCGAATAGAACATGAACTAAAGGGTAATGATTTCTTTAATGATGAATCTGAATTTCTAGATGCTGTCAACAACGGAAAAATAATAACGGTTACACCACAAATAGATGCTTCTATAGATTATAGAAGCGGAACATCTTCATATGATGAATTATTAGATCTGATTAAATCTTATCGTTCATATCCTAAATATAGAAATGAAGATGTATTAAAATCTATATATGATGGGTTTAAGACTAACCAACCAATGGATCTACCTATTATAATAGAATTTACAGACGGATACAAACGTATATTCTCTGGAAACACAAGAATGGATATAGCATTCCAATTAGGAATCAATCCTAAAGCTCTACTGATAAAAAGCACTATATAGGATTGTCAGAGTTTTAGTTGTACATTTAATCAAAAATAAAAAGGTTATGAATGAACAACGTAAACGCGGTCGTCCCCGCTCAAACTCCATCGACTATGTTATTAAAACTGGATTTGATGCTGAACAAGTTACCACTAAACGTGGTTGGGATTTAAAATTCAGTAATGACATTTTTGTCCCTTTAAAAACTAATTCTGAACTTGATGTAATATTAAGTACAGAGGGTGGAATAATGCCAGCTACTAACATGGTACTTGTTGGTGGACCTGGGTCAGGTAAATCAACAGTAGCATTAGATATGCTATCTAATCTAGTGCAACAAGGTTATAAATGCTTATATATCTCAGCAGAGATGGATGAAATTGCATATTTTAAATACTGTCGTCGTATTCCTAAATTTTCATGTATTCCTGTATTATTTTTAACTAACTACACTAATCATTTACGACCTACATTAGAACATGTATTTGATGAAGGTTATGATGTTATCGTAATAGATTCTATTGCTGAGGTTATAGATTCATATAAAATTGAATATCGCACAACTGAAAGTGCTGCTGAAAAATGGTTCCTTGAGCTACAAGAAAAACATAAAAAAGGAAACAACAGTAAAAACTACTATACTACATTTGTTAACATACAACAAGTAACTAAAGCAGGTGAATTTGTAGGATCAAATAGATTAAAACATATGACTGACGCTATGTGTCATATTGATTATTCAAAAGATAAACTAGAGCGTAGCATGTATTTTAGCAAAAACCGTGATTGTGATAAAGATTTTAAAATATTCTTCGCTATTAGTAAAGAAAATGTATATTATTCATACGCTGAACAAAAAGAAAACGATTAATTATGGCGTGTTCATCAAGTAAATCAACAAAGAGGGGTAAATACGATAAAGTAAAAAACCTACAACAACCTATTAGCTATACAGTCGATAGGAAAGGCAACATTAAACCCGTATATTCAATATCAACAAATAAAAAACCATAATATTATGAAAAACTCATTTATCCCGGTTAATAGTATTGAAAAAGCATTAGCTTTTGCACCGTCACTAACTGCTGATTA